ACGGTGGTGGAACAAGAGACGCGAGAGACCAATCCCGTGGTGCAGTCCGCGCTCGTTCGCTCGGCGTTGGACAATCTGGCGCTCGGCTATCAGGCGCTTGACGCCCTTCCAAAAGGGAGACGGCGCCCGCCTGTGTAGAACCTGTGAAAAGAGAACAAAGCGACAACTTGTCCACTTTCGCTTAATCGAAGTCGTGGTACAAACGCCATGAGCACGGACTTCGCCCAGGGCCGAAACACCGGCGCCGCCGAGGCTGCAGCCAACCTTTCCCTTCCCCTTCCCCCTCCCCCTCCCCCTCGAAGGGGGAAGGGCGGGGATGAAGGTGAGCCCCGCCGCCACACGATTTTCGACCTAATTCCTTACGCCACCCTTACAAGCATTGCACCCCCACCCAACGCCTCCCTTGCGAGGGCGGTGGCAGGGGGCGCTCACCTTATCGCGTCCCGGCCCGCCGGATCTCCACACTGAAGCCGCATGAGCCTTGACCCGAGGCCGGCGCGAGGCCGTGGGCGCGATACCCTTTACACCTGCCGACTGAGGAGGCCGAGATGACGAAGACGACAAGGCGTCCCGACGTGCTGCGAAAGTCCGCCGGCTATCGACCGGATTACTGCGAAGCGGTCGTGGCCGTCATGGGCCGGGGCCATAGCCTGACCGGCTTTGCGGGCGAGATCGGCGTGGCTCGGTCGACCCTGACGAACTGGATCAAAGCCCATCCCGATTTCGCCGAAGCCGTAGAGCGGGGCAAGGCGGCGCGCACACGGGCGCTGGAGGCGGAATTCCTCACCGCCGGCACAGGCGCCAAGGTGGCGGCCCAGGTCTTCGCCCTCAAGAACGCCGCGCCCGAAGACTGGAACGAACGCCCCGGCGGGGACCGCAAGGCTGAGACCGCTGTAGTGGAGATGCCGGCCAATGGGCGCGATACGGCGGCGGGTGAGGCGGATGGGCAGGGAGGACACGGCTAATGCCCAAACCTCGCCGTCGCATCCGGCCCCAGCCCGGCGCCCAGACGCGCTTCCTCTCCAGCCCGGCCGATATCGCCATCTATGGCGGGGCGGCGGGGGGCGGGAAGACCTGGGCTCTGTTGCTGGAGCCGCTGCGCCACATGATGCGCCCAGACTTCGGCGCCGTCATCTTCCGCCGCACCACGGTGCAGGTGCTGAACGAAGGCGGGCTATGGGATGAGAGCGAGCGGCTCTATCCCCTGCTGGGCGGCGAAGGCCTGGTCTCGCGGTTAAGCTGGCGCTTTCCCAGCGGGGCGAGCGTGACCTTCGCCCATCTGGAGCACGACAAGACGGTCTATGACTGGCAGGGCGCGCAAATCCCCCTGATCGGGTTTGATGAGCTGACGCATTTCACCAAGAAGCAGTTCTGGTATCTGGTCAGCCGCAACCGCTCGCTCTGCGGCGTGCGCCCCTATATCCGCGCCACCTGCAATCCGGACGCCGATAGCTGGGTGGCCGAGTTCATTAGCTGGTGGCTCGATCCCAAGAGCGGCCTGCCCAGGTCCGAGCGGGCCGGGGTGATGCGCTGGTTCGTGCGGCTGGAGGATGAGCTGATCTGGGCCGATGACCCTGAGACGCTCGCCGCCGCCCACCCTGACCTGCCGCCAAAGTCCGTTACCTTCGTCCCGGCCCGCCTATCCGACAACGCCGCCCTCATGGCCGCCGATCCGGGCTATCTCGCCAATCTCCTGGCCCTGCCGGGGCTGGAGCGGGCGAGGCTGTTGGACGGAAACTGGAAGATCCGCCCCGCCGGCGGGCTGTTGTTCCGGCGCGGCTGGTGCCGGCTGGCGGAGGCGGCGCCTGTTGGCTTGCGGATCATTCGCGGCTGGGACCTCGCGGCCACGCCCAAGACCGAACACAACGACCCGGATTGGACCGCCGGAACCAAGATCGGCCGCGACGCGGCCGGGCGCTATTACGTGCTGGACCATGTGCGCCTGCGCGACACGCCGGGCGAGGTGGCCCGGCTGATCACGAACACCGCCGCGCTGGATGGACCGGAGGTGGAAATCGCCCTGCCGCAGGACCCCGGCCAGGCCGGCAAGGCCCAGGCCCAGGCGCTGATCCGCGCGCTGGAGGGCTACGCCGTCCGGGCCACGCCGGAATCGGGCGACAAGGCCACCCGCTTTGGCCCCTTCTCCGCCCAGGCGGAGGCGGGCAATGTCCATGTCTTGCGCGGCGACTGGAACGAGGCCTGGTTCAACGCCCTGGAAGCCTTCCCCGAAGGCCGCCATGACGACGACGCCGACGCTACGTCCCGCGCCTTCAACAGTTTCTTAGGGGCGCTGAATAGCCAGGGTCTGCTGGATTTGATCCGGCGGGAGGCGCGCGTTGAAGTGGTAAGCTAGGCATTACACCTTGATCGTTGGCGGCTGATGGAGATATTTATGCGTATGGTAGAGGCCACATCTCACGTCGTGAAACCGAACCTTATCCGGTCGCTCCGCACCGTCGCCAGCACCGCTTTGCTCGGCGCTGTGGTGGCAGGCATGTTGTTCGGCTGGGCGCCTATCACGGGCGTGCATGAGATCGGCGCCGTGATCGGGGCGGGTCTCGGCGTGCTCGCCAACGCGAAGCATTTCGTCTGACGACACTGCTGGATTTCAACTGGATTGACGCCGGCACATTCTTCGCCGCTGTCCTCTACGCCACCTTTAAGCACCTTCGCACCATGCCGCGCAAAGGCGTTTTCGCCGCCGCGACGCGTAAGGATTTTCTGGATGGGACGGCGTTGTTTCCGCTGTTCATGCTGATCCTGTCTCTGTTTTCATCGCGCGTGACGGCGGACCTTCTGCACGCCAATAAGCTGATCCTGTCTGTCGCGGGCGTCGTCGCCCTGCTGGCGATCCTGGAAGATTGAAGCGCTTTTCCTTTCCCCTTGAGGGGAAAGGGCAGGGAAGGGTGTGGCGAGGTTTCAGCTTCGCACCCCGTCTCACGACTTGCCGCCGCCGCACCCCCAACCCCGACCCTTCCTCCTCAAGGGGAAGGGCGATGATATCGGAGTCTCCCCCATGCCCCCAACCGGCGGTCTTCGCACCTCCATGAGTTTTGGTCCCGTCCGGGCCGCGTTCCAGCCTGTGACTGGCGTCTTCTCCCCCGGCCTTCCGCTCAGCCCGCCCGACCCCCAGCCCGTAAGGGCGCTGGACTTCAATGTCGGGGTCAATACGGTCTGGACGCCCCGGGCCGACGCCCCGTTCGGGTTTGCCGAGCTGCGCGCCTTTTCCAATGTGGAGCCGGTGCGATTGGCCATTGAGACCTGCAAGGATCAGATCGAGCGGCTGGGCTGGGCCATCAAGCCACGCCGCGAAACGCAGAATGCTGCACCTGCGAACGCGCCCGATGCGCGGATTGCTGCACTGCAGCAATTCTTCTGCAAGCCCGATGGCGTCACTCCCTTCGCCACCTGGCTCAGGCTCGCCCTGGAGGATGTGCTGGCCCTGGACGCCCCAGCCTTTGAGCTGCGGCGGGACCGAACCGGCCGGCTGGTCGGCCTGGATGTCATCCCGGGCGACACCATCAAGCTCCTGGTGGATGAGACGGGGCGCAGGCCCAAGGCGCCGCTGCCGGCCTATCAGCAGGTGATCAAGGGCGTGGTCTGGGCCGATCTTTCGACCGAGGATCTGATCTATGCGCCGCGCAATCCCCGGCCCAATCGGTTGTATGGCTTTGGTCCGGTGGAGCAGATCATCGTTACGCTCAACACCGTCCTGCGCCGCCAGACGGCTCAGCTCGGCTATTTCACCGACGGCAATGTGCCCGCCGGCCTGCTGAACGTCCCTGCAGGCTGGGGACCGGACGCGATCCGCACCATGCAGGACGCCTGGGACGCGCGCATGACCGGCGACCCGACGGGCAAGTCCAAGCTGCAATGGGTGCCGGCGGAAACGCGCTATCAGCCGTTCAAGGATAGTCCGCTCAAGGATGATTTCGACGAATGGCTGGCGCGCATTGTCTGCTACGCTTTCGGCCTGCCGCCAACGCCCTTCATCAAGCAGATGAACCGCGCCACGGCCGATAACGACTCTGACCGCACGACGGCCGAGGGTGTCCAGCCCCGCGCCCTGTGGTGGAAGCGTATCGCCGACGGTCTTTTGGCGACCGAATTTAACGCGCCCGATCTGGAATGGAGCTGGCTCGACGCCGGCGATGTCGACCCGCTGGTTCAGGCCCAGATCGACGATCTCTGCCTCAAAAACGGCTCCGCCCTGATCGACGAAGTCCGCAGCCGCCGCGGCCTCCCTCCCATCCCCGGCGGCGACGTGGCGCGGGTCTATACGGCGACGGGGGCGGTTCCGTTGGAGTCGCCGCCAGATGGCGCGCCGCAATAGCGGCGCCGTGTCTAATTCGTATTGCTTATTTAATCCGCTCACCCCAGCCCCTCCCCTTTGTGGGCAGGGACGAACCAAGCGAGACCCCCATGCTGCTCTATACCGATATCACCAAGCTCGAACCCCTGCCGGACGGCTCCATCCGTGTGCATGGCGTGGCCTCCACCGGCGCGCGGGACATGGCCGGCGAGATTGTGCGGCCTGAGGCCATGAAGGCGGCCCTGCCGGCCTATCTGGCCTTCGGCGCTATCCGCGAAATGCATGAGCCCCGCGCCGCCGGGGCCGCCCTGTCCGCCGAGGTGGGGCCGGATGGGGCCACGCGGATCAGCGCCCACATTGTCGATCCCACCGCCGTCAAGAAGGTCAAGGCCGGCGTCTATAAGGGTCTGTCCATCGGCGGCAAGGTGCTGGCCCGCGACCCCATGGACGACAGCATCATCACCGCCATCCGCCTGGATGAGATCAGCCTGGTGGATCGCCCCTGCAACCCCGAAGCCGTCATCGACCTATGGAAGGCCCAGATGCTCAACAAACAAACCCTAAACGAAACCGCCGACGACGATCCGCCTGTCCTGGCGCCGGACCTGACCGACCCGTTCGATACCCGCTATCCGCTCAACACCCCCGAACAGATCCGCGCCGCCTGGGCCGCCGTCGCCGCCGGACACAACCGCGCCGGGCGAGGGGAGGGGGAGCTTGCGGCGCTGGAGGCTCGCATCATCACCGCCTGGAAAACCCATATTGATCCGAACGGCCCTCCGGCGATCCAGCCCCCGACGCAGAAGCGCGCCCGCACGGACAATCTGAAAAAGATCACAGAGCTTGAGGCGGCGCTCGCCGCCGCCCAGGCCGACGCCGAGACTTTACAAAAACGGCTGGACGCTCAGGCCGCCGAAATCGCCGGCCTCGCCTCCGCCCCCCTGCCGCCCCGCGCCGCCGGCCATCACTTGGCCAAGGCGGTGGGCAAGGAGGAAGATACCGGCGGCGGCGCGACCGCCCTCACGCCCGACCAGATCAAACAGGCCATGGACGCCATGACCCCCGCCCAGCGGGCGCACTTACTGATGAAGGCGGCGCTGAGCCGGCCGATCCCGATCTGATCCACACTCTTCCGCGCTCCCGCGCGGTCCCTCCGCCCCCTTCGGGGCCACCTCCCCATGCGCGGCATGTGGAGGAAAAACGAGCCTCCACCCTTCCCCCCGCCCGCCTTCGCGCGGGCTTTTTTCATGCCTTGAAAGGACCTCCCCCATGACCCCTCCCACCGAAGACGTTCGCAAGATGATCAACGCCGCGCTTCAGGCGCCCAGCCAGGAGATCGCCCGGGCCGTGCTGCTCCAGGCCGGGGCGGACCCGGCGACGTTGGAAAAGACCATTTCCACCTCCACAGGCCTGGTGGCCTACGACCTCCAGGCGCCGTCCAAGTCGATCTATCCCGCCGCCACGCCGATCCGAAACCGACTGCCGCGCGTACAGGGCGGGGTGGGCACGGCCACCAACTGGCGCCAGGTCAACAGCCTGATCGGTTCGGGCTTCGACGCCATGGGCTGGGTGCCCGAGGGTCAGCGCGCCGGGCAGATGAGCTATTCCACCACCGCCCGCGCCGCCGCCTACGCCACCCTGGGCGAGGAGGATGCGGCCACGTTTGAAGCCATCAGCGCCGCGCGCCAGTTTGAGGATGTGCAGACCTCCATGGCCACCCGCCTGCTGCAAAAGACCATGCTGAAGGAGGAGATGGCCTTGCTCGCCGGCAACGCCACCCTGGCGCTGGGGACGCCGCCTGCGCCCACCCTCAGCGCGGCGGGCGCAGGGGCTGGCCTGCCGGCCGCCACATACTCCGTCATCGTCGTCGCCCTCTCGCTGGAGGGGGTGAAGAATTCCAGCCTGTTGGCCGGGGTCGCCACCACCCGCACTATCGCCGGCGCGGATGGCAAGAGCTTTGTGCTCAACGGCGGCTCGTCCAACCGCTCCCCCAACGCCACCCAGGCGGTGACGTTGGGCCAGACCCTGTCGGCCAGCGTGGCGCCGGTGACGGGCGTGGTGGGATACGCCTGGTTTGTCGGGCCGGCGGGGTCGGAGACGCTTCAGGCGATCACCAGCATCAATTCCGCCGTCTTCGCTGCCCCATTGGCGACGGGCCAGCAGCCGGCCAGCGCCATCACCACCGACTGCTCCACCAACGCCAACGCCTTTGACGGCCTCTTAACCACCGCGCTCAAGCCCGGCTCCAACGCCTATGTCACGGCGCTTGCGACCGGCGTGGCGGGCGCGGGCACGACGCTCTCCAGCTCCGGTCAGGGCTCCGTCACCGAAATCGACGACATGCTGCAAACCATGTGGGACGACGCCCAGGTCTCCCCCACCGTGCTGTATGTGAACAGCCGCCAGTTGCGGGACATCAGCGCCAAGTGCCTGAACAGCGCGTCCGGCCCGCTTCTCAACTATTTCCAAGCGCCGGACGGGGGGATGCAACTGACGACGGGGGGCGTGATCGAGTTCTAGTACAACCCCTTCCTGCTCGACGGCGGGGT